AAGGAACTAAAGCTTCATGATCTTGTAAACGAGACCCAAGGGAGGAAGATTGGTGAAAGGGGTATCTGTGCCACCCTGCGCACCACCGTTAAACATCGAAGCGGCTTGCGTAACAGTAAAAGCCGCAGATGGATTGATTGAACTACCACTAGAACCACCACCGGGCACAAACGTACCAGGACCACCAATGATAGTGAGTACATTATTAACCGTAAGCGCACCATTCGTGATGGTACCTGTTGGGGTATAAGCAGGCAGATTTGCAGTTGCCAGCGTTGTCGATTGCCCGCCGCACGTCGAACCTAGTGATGCCGAATTGGCACAATTAGGCGCGGTAATATTGGTTGTGCCGTCTACCTGTGCCGTCACACGTCCCGTCAAATTCGGCGCGTTGAACGTTGTCGAGCAATCACCCTGTGGATACGGCCCAATCGTCAGCGTTGTCGACCCACCGGTTCCCGCAGCATTATTGATGACGATCGAATTGGTAGCCACCGATGAAATGGTCGAGTTACAAGTCACATTGGGACCACCAACAAACCACCCCACCTGAAGGAAAGTATTGGCACCGGTTATGGTGATCGTCGTACTGGTTGCTGTCGTTGTTGCCGCAACGGATGTAAATGCAATCGTACTGAAAGCCGCCGCAAAAGTCGTGCGAGAAAGTGCCTGCCCATTGGTGTAAACCCAACCAGAAGGAACGATAACACCGGTATAATCAACAAGCGCACCAACGGTCGAATGGCCACAATTCGTGCATTGAAACTGCGTCCCATCATAATAAGCACAAGCAACCATTCCTGTCGTAAGTTCGCCGCCAACCATGGCAGTAGTGCCAACATTTGTCGGCTGTCGAAAAAAGTTGGTGGCTCCTGTTGCATTTACATTGAGTGTTGTGGCGCCGGTATTGCCTGCGTTGACGATAAAACAAACCGTCTTGCCCGTCGTCAAAGAAAACCCTGTCGGCGATGGTGAAGTGATCGTATAGGCATTGCCGACATTGGAAGATGTTCCACCGACATAAATACTTGTGCCGCCTTGTGAAGGATTGATAGGAGTACTTAAAGCCGTTAGCGCTGTGATGTTGGTATTGACCCCAGCATTCGCTGCATTCGCATTGGTCGAATTAACGATGGCATTAAAATTTGCCATCACCTGGTTGGCATCCGCCACCTGTCCATTCGTCAATGTGTAAGGCAAAGGACCGATGATGACCTGCGCTTGAGCGGGTGAAACAAACAGCAGCAGAAACAAAAGAATGATCCGCTTCATGTGTCGTTCCCCTATGCAGCCCCTAAAAGATAACTTCCATCTGCAGCCAAAAGATACGCCCCATCAGCTCCCGTCAGATACACATAACCAGTCGGTGGGGGCGGTGGACCCGGTGTACCGAGATTAGCACCAATAACAACCCCTGCACTGTATTGCTGCAAGTAACCAAGTTCACGCATACGAATGAACATGTCGCCAATACGAAAAGTCGAAAAGGAATTTCCAGTCAATTGAAACTGCATTTTACGTGCGATAGGTGGACTAGACCAGGCAATCTGCAAAGGGACAAGACCTGTCTGTGCGCTAGACCATGTTGCGCTACCCCACGTAAATGATCCCCAAGTAGCGCCTACAGAAACAGACACAATAGTAAAAGTATTGAGTAACGTCCCCCGGCCATCAACAACAATCAAGGCATAGGTAGGTCCATTCTGATCAAGAATTACATTTATGGTATGCTCAGTTACTTCCAATTCAGCCATGGATTGGAAATCAGGTAAAATCGCCGTGCCCCAAATTATTTGCATCTGGGAGCCATTTTCAACAAATGTGGAAGATGCTGACAGCGTGATGTCGCTTTGCCAAAGATTACCATCATTCAGATAGGACGAGATGATGAACGTGTTATTCCAAGGCTGCGCCATCGTCGGGGCAAAGGAATGAGGACCTGACCACATCTTTTTGGTCATGTCGTACCAATATTCCTGCCAAGGATTAGCCGATAGCAAAGTATTTTGCGTGGACACGCGCAACACATTGGCATTGCAAGACAGGGCTACGCGCGTAGGATTGAGTGCGAAGACGAATGGACGATTGACACCCGCGCCGTACAATCCAATCGGCTCAGATACACGCGCGGTGAAATCGCAAATGCGAATGCCGTCAGGCGCATTGAAAGCCAATCCTTGCGGCGTCGTCGTGATCCCACGCTGCCCTGCCGTTCCCGTCGCCACGTTGAGCGTATTGAGTGACAAGTTACTCAGGGCTGAATCGCCCGTGATCTGATAAGCATTATTGGACTTGAAGACAATCAAGGACTGAACAATGCCACCTAACTGATTGAATAAGGGAAGCCCGGCTGCTGCTGTTAAGCGCTGCGCATCTCCGAACGTCAGCACCTGCGTCGCATTGGTCATCACCGTCGCATTGAGAACATCCGAAAAATAAGCCCCTGGATTACCCGTTGCCGGATTGACGATATACCACGCGCGTCCGTTGAAATTGACCACCACGCTGGGGCGAGACGGAAGTGCGTTTGTCGTGGTGTTGCCACCCGTCCACGTCGGAGCTGATGGAGTAGAAATGTCAATCCAGCCAAATAAAACGCCACCACCAAGAGTAAAACCAGGATGCGTAAAAAGAACTTTTGTGCCGACGATGTCACAGGTTGGCGGCTCCCAAGCCCCAAGCGTGGACGCTGTAAGCGGGGTATTAGCAAGAGTAACCCCTGTAATTGTGATGAATGCCTGAGTCACAAGATTATAGGCAAAGGGTTCATCATGCCCAGAATTTCGTCCAGTCGGCACCAAGCCATAGACCATGTTACCGACAACTTTAAAAATCGACGGCCCTCCAACCGGCGTCGTAAAACCGGTAAAATTAGTCAACTTTATCGAAGCTGGACGCGGTGCCCATAAATTTGGAGTGGTGTAATCTGGAATCAGATTAGATAAAGCTGCCATAGCACCAGGAAATACCTGACTGCCATCCAACGTGTCGGATACACCAGCCGGTGAAAAAGCAAAAGGCTTGGCGCGTCGAAGTGCCATTACCAACCTACAATCTTGGTGTTCTTCAATTGCGTCGGTCCCTTGAAGAACCGGCGATCCAGGTGCACTCGCTTGACCCGACCTTCCGGGTCGTCCTGCATGGTCAAATAACGACGAAGAATAACTGCTGCTCCGTTTGGAAATTGTTCTTCTTCAGCGGAAAGATAGGCCGATGCCCGATCATCGTCGGTCAGCATCATCATCTCACCAGCGAGGCGCCGGACGAGATAATTGGTATTGGGAAACCAGGGGACCGTCGCCGATGTTTCAGGCGCCGTGATATCCGGCATCTGCGAGTAATAGCGGACAGTTGCTGCGTAGGCGCCACCTGCGGGCCAATAGACATAGAGCGCGGGTGGAGACTGCGCCATGTCGACATAGAACATTGACGGATAAGCTTGGTTGCCCGGCGACTGCACGAAGGCGTCGTACTCGGCTTGTTCGACGTTGATCATCTGGTAGATGGTACCGAAAATATTGAAGAAATGCCCCTTGCGCGGCGCACGCAGATAGTCGGCAGGCATGAAATTGGGACCGCACCCCGGCTGGTAGCCAAGCGCATCCGTCGTTCCCGTGTTGAATTTAAAATTGTAGTTTTTGCGGGTGATGACCAGATCGTAGGTCTGACACAATTCTGAAAGAATTGCGTTGAGCATCTGCCCAGCTTGAACCGTAAAACCGGGGGCCTTAGCTATCTGGAGAGCCAGACTGACGATCTGTTGGGCCTGGAGCGACATTGGCTAACTCCATCTCTGCTTCAGCGATTGCTTTTTCAAACCGCTTGATATTCTCACGACACGCCGCAACGTTGGTCGTCATGTTATCGAAACTTGCCTGTTCAGCCTGAGAAAACTTGAACTCACCCCGTCGATTGCTATCCCGGAATTTGCGATACGAATTCGCCTGGTAGTCCCTGGCCTTCTTCTCATGCACCGGCAATTCTTCAAGAGTCTTATCAAGAAGTA